GGTACAATGGTGCCGTTAGATAGCGTCAGGGGCAGACCAAGCACAGGGGTTAATGATGGACGATGAATTAAAAGTTAAAACACTAACGTTAAGTGAGTGCAAGATTAAGGCGGCAGAGGATGGCGCAATGAGGTTTTCTGGCTATGCCTCTGTTTTTGGTGGAATTGACGCCTATGGCGATACGATTGACCCAAAAGCTTATGACGAAACATTAAAAAACCGAGAGCGCCCTATCCGTATGCGCTGGAATCACTACGGCTCAGTTATTGGCAAGTGGACAAAAATTGAAGTTGATGAGCGCGGTTTATATGTTGAGGGCGAGTTAACGCCTGGGCACAGTTTAGCAAGAGACGTCTACGCAAGCTTAAAGCATGGCGCGATTGATGGAATGTCAATCGGTTATTATGTCCGAGGTTATGAAGAACTTGAAGAAGGCCGAACGCTGTTAACCAAGATTGAACTTATTGAAATTAGCGTCGTAGAAGAACCCGCCGATGCAATGGCGTTGGTTGGTGATGTGAAATCAAGGCTTGACGACTGCGTTAATTTGAAAGATATTGAATCAGTCCTGCGTGATGCTGGGCGTTTCAGTAGGTCGGAATCAAAGGCAATAGTTGCTCAGATTAAGGCCATTACTCGGCGTGATGCTGAGAAAGAAGAGCAGATTGTAAACAATCTTGAGGATTTATTTAAAAATTTCAGCATCTAAGGGAATTAAAATGGAAACCGAAATCATTCAAAAAGTTGAAAAGGGCTTGCAAGCGGTAACTCAAAGAGTTGATGAGAAACTTGAGCAATATAAATCGCTTGCGGAAAATAGCGAGAAGGCATCTACCGATCTTAAGCAAGAGCTAAAAGGCTTGCTAGAAAAGCACAACGATTTACAAACTGAGTTTCAAGAGTTGGCGCAAAAAGGTTTTAAGTTGGCCAAACAGGAAGTCAACGAAACATTGGGCCAGGAGTTTGTAAAATCCGCTCAGTTTAAAGACTTCAAGGACGGTCGCACGAACAAAATCCGTTTGGAAACCAAAAACACAATTTTGGGTGAGAGCGGTTCACCTCAAGCGCCTGACGGTGTATTAGTTCAAGCTGATCGCTTGCCCGGTATCGTTGGCGGCGCATTCCGCCCGTTGACCATTTTGGACTTTGTTAACCGTATTCCAACTACATCAAACGCTACTGAGTATGTGCGCGAAAACGTATTTACCAACAATGCGTCTGAAACGGCTGAAGGTGCATCAAAGCCAGAAAGCGATTTGACCTTTGAGCTGAAAACAGCAAACGTGAAAACCATTGCTCATTTCATTCGGTTGTCAAAGCAGGTCATGGATGATCAGCCTGCACTTGAGGGTTACATTGACCGTCGTTTGAGACATGGGGTTCAAAACATCCTTCAAACTCGATTCATCAACGGCTTGGCGGCTTCTTCTCAAATGTCTGGCTTGCTAGATACTGGCAACTCGACTGAGTACACCGCGCTAACTGGTGACAATAAGATCGACTTTGCTAACCGTTTGAAGTATGCGGTAATTGCTGCCGACTATATGCCGAGCGTTTACATGATCAATCCAGCTGATTGGTCGGCCATTGAATTGATCAAGAAAGGCGCAGGTAATGCCTCTTATGTTGGCCAAGAGGGCGCGGTTAGCTACCTGGCTAATGGCTTGGTTCCGATTCTTTGGGGCCTTCCTGTTGTTGCCTCAAATGCGGTTCCAGAGGGTACATTGATTTGTGCCGCGTCCGACGCAATGGCATTACGCCCACGCTCTGATGTTGTTGTTGAAATGTTCGAGCAAGATTCCGACAACGTAACCAAGAACCTTATTACGGTTCGCGGTGAGTTGAGAGCGGCAGCCGAATTCTACCGACCTGCTGCTATCCAGTACGGTACATTGCCAGCTTAATAAACCGGGGAGTTGCGAGGCTCCCCATTTTTTTGCGAGTTAGTATGAAAATAAACGTGAAAGCACTAAAAGATTTTTCGAGCATAAATGCCGGAAATTTTTCATGTGGTGAAGAGCGCCCAATTGACGATTGGTTAGCCAAGCAATTGCAAAATTCTGGTTTAGTTGAGATCGTTGTCAGTCCACGCCAAACAAAAGTTATCCCAAATGATTTTACATCGGGGCCAGGCGAGAATGGTTCATCATCGCAAGTGGCCCCAGCCTCACAAAAAGTGATTGCGAAAGAATCAAAAAGTGGCGAGAAGAAAAGCCGCAAAAAAGAGCAGTAATTGCAATTAACACATCATTTAGGCTGGCTGCTTGGTGTGATGTTCTTTATGCGTGTGATTTTCCTTGGTGGCAAACCCATTTAAACGAAATAAACGAAACGTGCAAAGCCGTCCGAGTGTCATACAGCAGCAGGGCTCACGAAGTTGGTGCAATTAGGGTCCAAGGTTTTAGTAAGCCGGGATTAGGCCGTGAGGTAATGAATTTGGGCGGAAATTCAGGTTATCAGTCTTTAAATTTGGCTTATCTTTGGGGCGCAAAATGGGTTGGTTTGCTCGGCTTCGATATGCAGGCAACCGGCGGTGAGTCGCATTGGCATGGTGACCATCCAGCAAAATGCAGAGGCGGAAACCCTCAGTTCACCCAATGGTTGAAAAACTTTGATGTTTTGGCGTCTGATTTAGTCAATGAAGGCGTGAAGGTTTTCAATTTTAGCCGTGAAACAGCTTTAAATTGCTTTGAACGTAGGCACATTGAGGGCTTGAAATGATAATTCAGGGAATGTATGGGCTTGGTGATAATTTTTACCAGAGGGCAATCATTCGAGAGCTTGGCCCTGTTAGCTTATACACTCCATGGCCTGAAATTTACGCTGATTTGCCTGTTCGGTGCTTAAAACCACAAACGACGCTTCGGACTCAAAAAAAACACATTGAAAAATCAAACTTTGATAATTTTAGACCGTCTGGGATAAAAAAACGGCTTTTTTATGACCAAAGAGGCACGATAATTGAGGCTCTTGAGCGTTCAATTGGCGTAAAGAATGCAAATTTATCAATAAAAATGCCGCGTCTAGGACTGAAAAAAAAGAAAACTATTATTGTCCGCCCGTGCACAGTTAGGGCAGAGTGGCCAGCAAGCGCCAGGAATTGTGACCCTAAATACCTATGTCAGGCAGTCGAAGCGCTAAAAGATGAGTTTCACATTGTTTCCATCGCCGACTTAGAAGATGGCAAGGAATGGATAGACGGAGACGCGCCGTTTGCCCATGAAAAATACCATGCCGGTGAGCTTAGTTTGACCGACATTATGACCCTACTTGAGTCAAGCGCGGGCTCTATCGGCTCGGTTGGGTGGCTTTTACCGGCAAGCATGGCATACAATCTTCCCATGCTGTGTATTTTTGGCGGGTGGGGCTCATCAAATTGTCCTGAAAGGTTGTTTGATCCAAGAATTGATGACAATATGATTGTTAAAGCCATGCCTGACAATTTTTGCATGTGCTCTCGGCATGACCACAAATGTGATAAACAAATAACCAACTTTGAGAAATACATTCATGAATTTAGATCAATTGCGAGAATTGGCTACAAAGCTTGATATTCTTGTTTGGCTCCCTGAAGTTGGCATCGGATACTATCCGGTAAAAGAACAGCCATATGATGCTGATTATTGGGCAAAATACAGGGAAATGGATCAATTCCCATCCGGGGAGTATTTGACTGACTTTAGGATTGAATTTACCCAGGTTAACGATGTAAGTTCAATGGTTGATGTTGGTGTTGGCGGCGGTCGGTTTTGTGAGGATATGGATTGCGCTGGATTTGACATTAACCCCAAAGCAATTGAGTGGTTAAAAAAAGAAAGGCGCTGGCATAATTTGCTAATGAGTGAAAAGCAAGTCGATCATTTGACGTTCTGGGATTCTCTTGAGCACATACACGATCCAAAAACAATTTTATCCAGGGCAAAAAATAGCGTTTTTGTTTCCATGCCAATTTACGAAAGCGCAAAGCACATATTGGAAAGTAAGCATTTTCGCAAAGATGAGCATTGTTGGTATTTCACCGATGATGGTTTAAAATGGTTTATGCGTTTGTTTGGCTTTGAATGCGAGAGGCAAAGTATGGGCGAACAATTGTATCGAGAAGACATCCACACCTACCACTTTAGGCGCGTAAATGGTTAAGAGAATTCAACGAGCAGAGCCATCAACAGAGCCAGTCACATTGGCCGAGGCGAGAGCCCATTTGCGCCTAGATACGTTTGGAAGCCCTCCTGCACACCCAGAAGACGATCTAATCTCGCTTTACATATCGGCGGCCCGTCAATTCTGTGAAGATTACCTGGGGCACTCAATAGCCTACCGAACATCTGTTATTTATTTTGACCGTTTAAAAGATGGCTTTATTGATTTAGACGAATGGCCGGTCTCAAGCATTGATCTTTTTGAGTATGTTGACTCAACTGGTGCAAATCAAACTTTGTCTGCATCCTCTTATATATTGGACTCAGCAAGCGCCCCGGCTAGGGTTTATTCGGTTGGCGATTGGCCGAGCGTTAAAACGAGCGTCCCAAATGTGGCCACTTTGACCGTTACGGCTGGATATACCGACGGGCAAAGCCCTAATCCACACCCAATTCCAAAAAGCATTAAAAATGCAATTTTGCTAATGGTTGGGCACCTATACGAAAACCGCCAACAAGTAGGCCAAAAGATGGACTCATTGCCCTATGGCGTTGAGGATTTGCTGAATCTGCACAGGACAAACCGGGGGCTTTGATGAATATAGGCCGACTGGACAAGCGCGTAACCATTCAGAGCAGGACTACCGTGAAAGATGTGTACGGCCAACCGCTTGACACATGGTCGGACATAGCCACGGTCTGGGCATCAATTGAATACATTGGCGGTCGTGAAAAACTCCGGTCTGGTGTAGTGGACGCAAGCTTAGATGTGACGGTTGCGGTTCGTTATTATGAGCAGTTAACCCCACCCAAAGATTCTGACGGCTGGCGGATTGTTTACGTTGCCAGAGAGGGAACAAGGTATTTATCAATCTTGGGTTCAAGAGACTTGCAAGAAGAGCGCCGATTTATCGTGTTTGATTGCAAAGACGGAAGCGAGGTGCAATCTTGAGCGAAGTAAAAATTGAGGGACTTGCTGAACTTGACCGACAGTTAAAAAAACTTACCGGGGCGGTTGAGGGGAAAATTGTTAGGGCTGGTTTGAATGCGGCAAACAGAATTATTAGAGATGCGGCAAAAAATCTTGCACCTGTTGATGATGGCGACCTTAAGAAGTCAATTCGTGTTTCTAGTAGGGTTGATAAAAGGCAGGGTAAAATTACATCAAAAGTTGTAGCGGGCAATAAAAAGGTTTATTACGCTCATTTTATTGAATACGGCACAGCAAGTTATTACACGGGTTCAGGTGATAGCAAGAGATCTGATTATAAGATTAAACCAGAAAAAAGAGGGGCTTTAGGGTTTGGTTCTGTGGTTGTTGAATCTGTTTCTCACCCTGGGGTAAGACCTCAACCATTTATGCGTCCAGCATTTGATCAGAATGTAACCAAATCATTAGAAGAATTTGGAAAAACGATAAGAAAAAGAATTGATAAAGAATTTTCAAAGAAGGTGACTAAATGAACCCTGAGATCATCATTGCCACCTGGCTTCAAGATGCAACGGTTTCAGCGGTGATTGGGGATCGCTACGCATCCCCTTATTTGCCTTCAAACTCTGAGTTCCCCGCGCTTGTTTACAATTTGGTTGATGCAACACCGCAGCCATTTGTAGCGGCGCAAGGCGAACGAGAATTGGCGCAATGTAGAATGCAATTTAACCCAATTGCGACAAGCATTGGCGGGGTAAAGCAGATCGCAGAAGTTTTAAGATCATTGTTTGATTTTAAGCACCATCAAACAATAGCCGGGAAACTTGTTGTTTCTATGCGGTTAATTGATGCTGGGCCAATGGAAAAAGATTCCGAATCGGGCTTGTTTATGCAACGTTTTGATTATAGAATGTTTTGGTACGAAACCTAATAGCTATGGGGTAAAAAATGACTGTTTACACTTCCGCAGGATCAACTCTTCGGGTTACTGCATCCGCTCCAGCAACGTTTGACGAATCTGGATATGACACCTTGTTTACTTCTTCACCTTTGCCTTCGCTAGTTGGCGAAATTGAAAATTATGGCGAATTTGGCCGAGAGTTCAATTTAGTCACATTTAACCCGGTCGATACCCGTGGGACTAAAAAGCTAAAAGGCTCATTTAACGAGGGCTCAATTGCTCTAACTGTTGGCCTTGACACCGACGATGCTGGTCAGATCCTAATAAAAACCGCCTCTGATAGTGATGATGATTATTATTTCATGGTCACAACCCAAAAAGGTGACCGTTATTTTTTCGCCGCAAAAGTGATGATGTTTAAAAACGTTGTCGCCGGTGTTGATGACATTACTCGGGCAAACATTACTCTTGAGATCACTACTAACGATGCTGGCGTTGGCATTGTAGAATCATTGGCCGCATAAGGCCGTAAACTAGCACTTTCCTTGACTCTGGCCGATCCTCGCAACGGCTGGGGTCTTGGTTGGTGCATAAATTGCGAGGTTATAATGGAAAACGTTGAGAAAATTGAAGAATCAAAAGAAGTGTCAATAAAAAATGAATTTGAAGAGTTTTTTCTTTCTGAAACAGCCGTTTTAGAAGTTGAAACCCCCACGGGTAAGCCGCTTTTAAGAAACGGCCAGCCGGTAAGAATTCACGTTTATGCCCCAGGCTCTTCTGAGTACGAAAAAGCAAAGGCTGCTCTT